CAAGGTATTGATGTAGAGTTTAAGGGTTGGAGAGATAGTGGAGACCATATCCTAGTATGTCCTTCATCACCAACTGTATGTCAGTTTATACACGGTCTAAGCCAAGAACAATGGCTTGAAAAGGTTGTTGAAGAAACAAAGAAACATACTGATAGACCAATAAGAATTAGAAATAAACCAAGACCAAATAATGAGTTTTGGAATACAGATATTAAAGATGATTTAAAAGATGCTTGGGCAGTTGTGACAAATATGTCCTTATCAGCAATAGATGGCATACTAAATAGTACGCCTGGTTTCACACATCAGCGAAATGTGGCCAGTTTCGTAACAAGTAGAAAACTAGAATTGATAGAGAAGCCATTTAAACCTGGTCGGAAGACTGTACAAGAGTGGTTGCATTTAATCGCCAATCATCAATTCACTATACAAGAGATAGAGGACGGTGTGGCATGCAATACTTTAAGGGTACAGTACCAATTAGATGGTTAGGTTTTATACTTGCCATACTAGGTGTTTTTATTTTATCATCTGCTAATGTATCAACACAGTGGTTAGGTTGGACCATATCATCTGTTTCGTGTACAATATGGGTGTATATGGGATGGAAAGACAAAGACATACCTCGTATGTTAATGGAATTAGTTTATGTATTTTTAAGTGTGAGGGCAATTCTTAATTGGTTAGGTGTATGAATTTCGTATGTGTATATTGGGGTGACAAATATAAACCAGAGTATGTACAAAACCTGTACAACATGGTACAAAGAAACACAACCCACAAAATCAACTTCATCTGTTTTACAGACCATGTAAAACTTCAAAAACTAGTGCAAGGTGACATTGAAGTTAGACAGTTACCTTTCCACGATTATCAGACTTGGTGGAATAAGTTACAATTGTTTAGTCCTGAGGCCAATTTAATTGGTGAAACATTGTATATGGACTTAGATGTTGTAATCTTAGAAAACATAGATGATATGTTTACACACGGTGAAACTGATACCTTTAGTATTATTAATAACTTCAATCTATCTACAAAGATATTCAATTCAAGTATAATGAAATTTAATAATGAAACGGCCACAAATATAATTTGGAGACCGTGGCTTGCAGATAGAAATACATTACAAAGAGAAGCTGGTGACCAAGATGTGGTATCTAAACTAGCATCAAACAATCCAAAATTTAGAATATTTCCAGACGAATGGACTTTCTCAGCAAAGTGGTTTTCCAGACAGAATCCAAGATATAGTAAGTCAGATTGGACATTTGAAAGAGGTGTCGGTAAGGTGGCTGTGTTCCACGGTAAGCCAGACCCACACGAATGTGAGCAGGAATGGGTTAAAAACCACTGGAAATAGCGAAAAATTACTAAAAATCACCCTTCCCTCAGCTGTGCATTTTGACGCAGCCTAAAAACCCTTGATTTATAAGGGTTTTTTTATTAAAAAAAATGAAAAAAAGTTAAAAAAACGCTTGCCTATGGTATCCACCTATGATAGGATATGTGTATAAATTGATTAATAACGAAAGGAAAACACTATGAGTAAAGTAAAAAACTGGCTTTGGGACGAAGCTGAGAAGTTTGTTGACAATATCGCTTGCCAAATCAAAAACAATGTGATAACCTTTGACCAAGGTGTCAAAGAGATTATGAACTCTAATCAATCATTAGAACTAATTGGTATCTATGATGAGAACAGTTGTGAAGAATGTTTACACTATGCAGTTGAGGACTTAAAATAATGAAAACACTACTAGAACATATCAAACAAATCAACGCTGAATCCAAAAAGTGGATGGATGAGAATCCAGGCAGTTGGGCTGGTATGGTACCAGAGGATATTAAATTCTGGAACGACCAAGGTATATTCACAGTAGAAGATTATGAGAGAGATAGCCTTATTACAAGTGTATATGAAATGCACAAAGATGCTTACGGTGTAAAAGGCAGACACTATAACTTTGATAAAATGTCAAACGAAGATTTAGAAAAAGAATTAGACCACCTATGTAAGGTGGCAAAAGCAGAGCGTGAAGCTGAAGAGAAAGCCGAAGAAAAGGCATATCAAAATTTTGAAAACCAAATCACTGAGTATATGAAACTTGGTGCAGGTAACCGTGATATTGCAATTAAATGGTTACTTCAAGCTGAGGGGCTTGACAAAGAACAAGATTTAGGGTATATTTGTTATAATCTAGGTCTTGGTTATGACAAAGAATACTTATTTGAAACTAAACACTAACAAAAGGACTACATTATGAACGATACAAATGTTACATTTACAGATAAAGATATAGGTAAAAACCTATACAGAAAAAAAACTTATTACACCCTTGTTGTCGAACAAGAGGTTCTAGCAAACAATAAAGATGAAGCTGACCAAATGTTTATCGACAATGGTGGTATTGACCATTCAGAAATCAATTACAAAATTACAGAAGCAAAAAACGGTGTAGAAACATTTTATGTTGATGCAAGTTATTCAGATAGTGCTGAAACTGAGTATGTTGGTAAAGTTGCATATGAAGATGATGAGTATGCAAAAGAAGATGGTATGGTAGAAATTAATACCTATGCAGATGAAGTTGAAATACCTGGAGATGTGGATACTACATTAGATATGGAAATAGAAACAGAAAGAGGTAGATAATGATGAAATACAACGAAGATAAAATCTTAAAAGAAATTGGTGACTATATCAAATCAACATATGGTCAACATTACGCTCAAGTAAAAGAAGGCGTACAAGTGCAAGACTTGTTAAGGTCTTGTGGTATTGACAAAGATTTCTGTCAAGCCAATGCAATTAAATATCTTGCAAGGTTTGGTAAGAAAGATGGTCGTAATCGTAAAGACCTTTTAAAGGCTGTACATTACATTGTATTATTAATGAACTCGGAGGACCAATAATGGTTACAGAATTTGCAACACTAGAAGCTCTTAATGAAATTGATGATGCTTTTGATAGTGGAGATATGGCTACCGCCAAAGATAAATTGATGGTATTGAAAGACAAATACCAGACAATGTGTGATGAATTTGACAAATGGGCTGAAGAAGAATCCAAACGACAATATGAGTTGGATTTTGTGGATCCTTCTAAAACCGTTACGGATTGCGTTTAATGTCAAAAAACGAGGCGCCAGGATGCGCCAGGAACGACTTTAAGAGCTGCTCGAAGGTCGGACTATGGTCGAAAAACCGTCATTTATGTCGAAAAGTGCGACATTTTTGACCAGCAATAAGACTTGACAATATCCACCAATTTTGATAGGATATAGTTATTATTAATTATGAAAGGACTTATGAATACAAACAATACATCATTTAGATACGACAAAGAAATGCTTTTCAAAGAATTTGCAGATGCAAAAGCAAAAGACACTAAACTAGGCAAAGGTGATGACAACAAAGTACACACCAATAGAATTGCCCTTTTAAAAGAATACATCAAACTAGAGGCCGAGATGCCTGTTGTTTTCAGTGATGTAAATATCAACTTCAATAGATTGTTAACTGCTTATCAATCTGTAAATCCTAGAGACCATTTTTACAAATCAGTATTTGGTAAAACTTTTGAACAAGTACAAGCCGAAAGAGAAGCTGATGATTGGAATGAGTCCGCTGAATTAAAAGGAATTAAAATATAATAATGGCTATCATTTATACAAATACCAGTAGTGGCACATTGAGAAAGAACGCAAAGAAGATGAACAATCTATCTGCTAATCAACTTTCTCAATACAAAGAAGATTGTCGTTTGTATAATAAACATATGAAACAAATTGGTTTACCAAATCATCAACTTAATTTAGAAGATTATATCAAGTACAGATTTGGCAAACTAAAAGTCAAAACTGTACACATTGTAGGTACATATGAGCCTGATAAAGTTTACCGAAGAGAAACACCTGATTATCCTAGTGCAGTTACAAAACTAGGTAATGGTGGTACTATTGACCACAAAGAAAGACAGGAGCGATTAGAGATTTCAAAACAATATTCAATCGTACCTGCTTATAACAAAGGTCCTTATATGGTCGTTGGTAAAGAGGACTTAAAAACAGCTGGGAGAAAAGTATGAACAAATCAACTATTGTTGCAATTGTAGGTATTGTTTTTGTTTTTGCCTTTATGATTAATGATGCAAAAGCAGACACAAGTAAAGTTACTAATTGGTTTCAAAATGAGTGGAACGAAATAGTTACTTTTCAAAAAACTAATTGGTCAAAAGGCCAAGAACAGTTAGCACAAAACAAATTACAGGTACAAGACTTGTTTAATAAGGTTAAAGAGTATGTTACACAAGATTAGTCAATTCTGTGATAAAATAGATTCCGTCAAAAAGATGGCAGATGATTTAAGGGTGTTGAAATACGACACCCCTAAGTCACACGAAAGAGATATACAAATTAATTCGTTAATAGATATTATACAGGCAGATTGTTTACTATTAGCACACGACAAAGGTAATTATGAAAAAGTTGATACCAGCGATACTGGTCCTACTCCTACTGAATGGTTGTAGTACAAACAGGTCACAATTTGGTGCTGTAATGGGTGGTGCAACAACAGCGGCTACTTGTGCTCAGTTTACCACAGACCCAGCCGCCATTGCAATTTGTACAATGGGTGGTTCGTTTGCAGGTGCAGAAATTATGTATAACTCAGATTATGATGTTCACAATGCAGTATTCGTAGACCACTTAAACAATGGTCCTGCCGGTTCAAGTTACACAAACTGGTACAATCAGAAAACAGGAAATTCAGGTATTATTAAGACTACTAGGTCATATATGGTAGAAACAATCAAATGTAAAGACTATGACGCAACAATTGATATTACTAACCAGTGGCCGTTAGTTGGTCTTGGTGGTGTAAACAGACGAATGGTGTTTGGTACGGCTTGTCAGTTACCAGACGGAAAGTGGGTAGAAAAAAATGACGGATAATGATGTAAGAACAAAAATAGAACAATTAGAGAACGAAATCAAAGAGTTAGAAGACGAAAAAGATTTAACAAACAATCAATCCAGGCTTGCCTTTATTGAAGATACAATATATAATACAAAGGATAGTATAAAGAAATTAAAAGGTTATGTGGGATCCTAAACAAATAATGATTAGAAAATATTTGACTTGGTCATTTATATTGATTATATTTTTATTGATTACAGGCGTTGCTGTAAGCGCTGAAAAAGAATATTACAGTAAAATTAAACCAGTTAATCCTGCTGAGGTTAATGGTCAATTTTGTTATATAAAAGTCGTTATCAGACAAAAAGGTGACGAGATTATTAAAGAAGAAATTTTGGAGTGTGCTGACGGTAGAAACAGATTTGATGGTCCTAGTTATTGGGAACTGTTTGCTCAGTTTTATTACCGAGATGTGAGTACGCCAGAATATTGCAGGTACTACAGTAGACCTGGACACGCTTTTAAGTCGTTCGGAAAAGTGTGTATGAATAAGGACGGTGAATGGGAGGCTCAATAATATGATTAAGAACATTATTATTATCGCTCTGGTAATCTTTGTATTTACAAGAATGGATGTGTCTATGGCAGATGTTTTAAATGCTATGCAATCTGGACTTGACAAAGTGCAAGAATTACTGTATATTATGAAGGAGAAAGTATAATATGAAAAAATATGTGAAAACGATTGGTGCTTTGAGTATGGTTGCCTTGTTAGGTGCTTGTTCAAGTACAAGTTACACAATCAAAAAAGAAAATGCAGATAGCCTTAATGTTGTACCAAAATGGTATATGGCAGACATTAATGAAACAGATGCTTGTAACTTAGATACAAACATTATCGGTCAAGTTAAAGAAAAAGACAAAGGCAGACAATGTATATATGGTGTTGCAACAGCTGTATCGCCAGACTTACAACTTGCTATAGAGAAAGCAAAGATGTATGCTAAGTCTGAAATGGCTGATATAATTATGGGTAAAATGAACAAAGAATCCAAACAGTTTATTACTGAACTTGGTAAGACAGAAAAGAAAACAGTTGTTTCTGAGGTTGAGAGTACATTAGTTAACTCAATCAAAAATACACCAGTGCGAGGATATGAAATCTTTGCTCAGGATGTAACACTTACTAAATCTGGTTATTACAGAGCTTGGATTGGTTTGAGATTGCCTTTAGGTGAGTACAATAAAATGTACAACTATAATATCGAACAGGCTGTTGATGCATATAACTTAAAAGATAAGGCTCAAACTGCCTTTAAGAAAGTTATGGAAAGTGCAAACAATGACAATCCAGATATACAGTAAACCTAATTGTGTGTATTGCACCAAAGCGAAAGCTTTGTTGAATGGTCTTAATGAACCTTTTGAAGAAAAAATGTTTGGTAAAGATTTCAATACACCTGAAGAATTGTTTGAGGCAATTGGTAAGAAAGTTAGAACAATGCCACAGATAGTTATTGATGGTGTTAGTATTGGTGGTTATAACCAATTAGTAGAATACTTTACTGATAAAGGTAAAGTTAACTTCAAAGGTGAAATTATAGATGGCTGATGATAAGATTATTTTGTTTCCACAGAACAAGATTGTAAACCAGAATAGAGTTGGTAACAATGTTAGTCCTGAGGAACATCAACGAATTATAGAAGAACAAACAAAAGAATTCGTTGAAAGTACAGTTGATGATATTGCATATACTTTATTAGATAAGTTTATTAATGCAGGTATCAGAACTAAAGAAGACACTTTTACAGTTGACCTTGCATTGGCCATTGATTGTATTAGAGGTTTGATTTATAGAGATTTTAAAAAATATCATCCTGCTCAGGCATTATCTGACAAGATGGTACAAGTAAAAGTACACAGAAACGGACAAAAGAGTGCTAAGTTAGACTATAGTATGGTTATTGATGAGAAACATAAACCACATAGACCATTGTCTGTTGATGTACAAAAAGAAGTTAAAGATATATCGGATATGGAAGGCGTGGAATTTATTCCAGACTTTGACCCCGATAACTAAAAAAGAATTCAGACAAGCCAACTACATATGTACGCTTGCCTTGTCGAATAGTGGCGACTTAACGCAATTTGAAAGGAGTAACAATAATGTTACAATATATTATGAACAAGCTAACATCTAAAGGAGAAAACGATATGGCTAGAACAAAGCAAACTAAAACTGAAAAGGTACTAAACCTTTTAACAAAAGGTCAACCAGTATCTTGGAAAACTCTAAGAACTAAGTTTGATTTAACTTCACCAGCTTCAATGATTGGTAAGTTGAGAAACGAAGGCTTGATGATTTATGAAAATAGAACATCAGCAGGCGTTTCATATAGAGTGGGTACACCATCAAAAGCTGTTATTGCAGCTGGTCAAGCCGCTTTATTTGGTAAACAAGGTTACGCTGCCTAATTATAGGTAGAACCTAGTGTTGAGGGGACCAGACCGTTAGGCAGGTCCCCTCTCACAATTTAAATGTATATGACAGAATTTAAAAACGGTATCTTTAACCTACTAAAAAAACTTGGTACAACAAGTGTAGGCAGAGCTATCGTTTATACTATTGGTCACATTATCATTGCTATGACTTGTAACAGATTAATAACTGGTGCAGAATGGAAATTAGCTGGCGCTGATGCAATAGTAGAACCAATGATTAATGGTTTATGGTATTACCTATTAGATAGATTGTGGACAAAAAAATGACAAAGTTTTATAAAGTATCACCAAAGTTTAAGAAATCAATTTACGAATATCAAACTTATAGAGATGATGACAAAGGCGTTTCTTGTGAAACGGAAGAGATGTACCGTTGGGGTCATTGTGTGATTAAAGTAGAAAGTGATGAAGAGCTAACAGAAATTATTGGCGACAAAGATGATGACTATAATGAATTTGAATTTGACCATACAGTGACCGAAGACCAAGAGGTAGATGACCAATGTTCTTTCTACTTCAATGATGTTAAAGGTATGAGTGTAGAAGAACTAGAAGAAAAATATGATGAAAATGGTTATGATTATTTACACGAAACTTTTGGCGAACCACAAGATTTTTATACCGTTTATCACGGTACACTTAATGTAGAGGATGTTACAGATGAGTGGCAAGGGAAGTAAACCAAGGCCTATACCTGACCCTAAGAAGTATGAGGAGAATTGGGATAGAATATTTGGTAATAAGAAGTCAACAAAAAAGAAGGATAAATAGTTTATACTGAATGAACTTAAAGGAGAAATCATGGTTACACAAAACCCAAATCTAATGTCTAAGGCCTCTATGGCTGCTATGTCTAGCACATCAGGCTCACAAGGCATATTACTTTCAGAAATTTTAACTAAAGTTAATAACGCAAAAGATAAACCAAAGAAGATGGCCGTATTGCAACAATACGATAGTCCGTCATTAAGAATGATACTTAAAGGTGCATTTGACCCTAATATCAAATGGGCATTACCAAGTGGTACACCACCATATATTGCTAATGAAGCACCAAAAGGTACAGAACACAGCTTACTAAAAAACGAGAGTAAACGACTATGGCATTTTGTAGAAGGTGCAGATGCAGAAACTACAAAGACACAAAAAGAAACCATGTTTATTCAAATGTTAGAAGGTTTACACGCCGAAGAGGCAGAACTGTTACTTGGTGTTAAGGACAAAAACCTTAATAAAAAATACAAAGGTTTAACAGCGTCTTTAGTTAAGGAAGCGTTCAACTGGAACGATAATTTTCTAAAAATAGAGAACAAATAGAGAACTAAAGTGTTGTATTTTTGCAACACTTATTCTCTTTCTTAATAAATCGTTGATTTTACTTGCTTTTTTATTTAAAAAAAAGTGAAAAAAAGCGAAAAAAGTGCTTGCCAGTAGCCCCCTTTTAGTGTATTATATAAATATAAACAAAAGGATATACTATGAAAAAAGTGATAATTGGTTTGTTAGTGTTTTGGGTTGGTTTCAACCTGACTTACAACCATGTAAATGCTGGTGAGTATGACAAAGCCGTTCTTGGCCATGTCATTACAAACTCATCCGAAATAGATAAAGAAAAACTGTTTGAAGCAGAACTGGCTAGAATTGGTCACAAGTATGCTTTGGAAATGGTTTCTATTATGCAACAATACTTACCTAGCATCATTGATGGTGCTATGGCTGATTTAAGATTAAAACTTGACGAACAACATAAGTGCTTATTGTTAAAAGACACGAAAATTGCCGATAAGCAGTGTCAGTAATTGAGTTTTTTGAATTCGTACACGCTATCATACCATATGAAGTGAGAATGGTAGTGTATGTGGGTTTATTATTCTACTTGTATGTTACACTAAAGGAGAAGAGAAGTGCAAAGCAAGAAAGCAAAAATAAAGCGAATGATAAAGTCTGAGTGCGAGGCTACGGCCAATAGGAAGTATAAAACTACCTATAAAGATATCAAAACATATTTTGATTTAATCAATAAAAGTATGTTCTATGGCCAGTTGTCGCCATTCAATGATATCAATATTCGTAATTTGATTAGACAGAAATGTTATGGTCAAGTATGGATTAAAGACAATAAAAAGAAAGGTACTCGTTGGTACCTTTTAGAGATGAGTGACTATTACAAAAACAAAGAAGAGTTTTTGAATACACTTGGCCACGAAATGATACACTTGTGGCAAATGCAGAATTGTGGTGATACAGGCAATCACAATGCCTTGTTTTATTACCATAAGAACCAACTCAAACAAATTGGTTTGGGTAACATTTAATAACTGAGAGAGGACTATATAATGCGTAAAGTGAAAGAACTAGACCACCACCTAAAGTCGATTATCGACAATGTGCCAACTAAAATCATGGATTTCCGTGATAAGAAACTAGAAAGTAAGATGACTTACTATACTGGTAATTGGGCAACAGATGTAATGAACAATTACACTGAGAAGCAATCAGAAAAAATCTTTAAGAAGATGTCAAAAATTATGGATGACCCCAATTTGGCTTTCTTTCAAAAGAGAAACAAAGACATTAAGATTGGCACTTGGTCAGAATATGGTGAACAATCACCAGAAACCATTACAAGTTTCGAATACATTGTAATGAGGAAGAGAGGTGCCTAGTGGCACAATTCGTACACAACTTAAAGATTGTTATTAAAACAATCTTAGTAATCAGTGTCATTGGTTTTATCAGTGGCACTTTTTACTTGTACAAAGACCAAGGTGAAAAGATGGCTGCTAATGCAGAAAGTGTACCAGTTAAGCCAGATTTTGACCATTCAACACACCAACAATTTATAGATAACATTAGAGAATGTGTTAACTATATCTACGACACAACTACAGACATAACACCAGTTAATTTAGAATTATTAGTAGCACAGGCGGCCTTAGAAAGTGCCTGGGGTACAAGTAGATTTGCTGTAGAAGGAAATAATTACTTTGGTATTCGTACATATGATTTAAGAGAACCACATATGTTGCCTTCAAATAACCCTAAAAAATGGGGTGTTAAAGTGTATAAACACGGTTGTGATAGTGTACAACATTATATGGACATACTAAATAATGGTAGTGCTTTTGAAAAATATAGAGAATTGAAATACAGCGGTGAAAACAATCCATTTAAATTAGTCGAAACATTAGATGCTTATGCTACAGATGTACATTATTTTTCTAAAGTAAAAAGTATTATTAAGAAAATTAGAAAAGAGTATAGTTAATGTTTGGAATTTTAATTACATTTTTAAGTGCCATTTCTATATCAGCAATTGCAGCTGGTTATAGTATCATTGGTCTAGCCACCCTATTCGCAGGTGCAACCCTACCAATTATTGCTATGGGTAGTGCATTAGAAGTAGGTAAACTTGTGGCCGCCTCCTGGTTGTACAACAACTGGCGTAATGCATTAGTACCTAAAACTATAAAGGCATACTTGACAGGTGCAGTTATAGTTTTAATCTTTATTACATCTATGGGTATCTTTGGTTTCTTATCAAAGGCGCACCTTGACCAAGTTAAACCACAATCAAGTAACAATATTAAGATTGAATTACTTGATACACAAATCAAACAACAACAAATTATTATAGACAGGTCACAAAAGACATTAACTCTATTAGACCAGACACTTGAAAAGTATATTGATATGGAATATGTCACAAGAGGTCTAAAAGAAAGAGATAAACAAAAACCTGAACGAGATGCTTTAACGCTTGCCATTAATCAGGCAAGTGATACAATAGCAAAACTATCAAACGAAAAAGGTAGTTTACAATTAGAACAAGACAAGATTGAAGCCGAAGTAGGACCAATCAAGTATATTGCAGAATTAATTTATGGTGATGAGGCAAAAGACCACTTTGATGAGGCTGTAAGGTGGGTAATCATTATGTTGATATTTGTCTTTGACCCTTTAGCAGTGTTGCTATTGATAGCGGCTAATATATCATTGAGGAGTAGAAAACTTGAACGACAATCTCAAAGAGAAAAAGATGAAGAGGATAGACTTGAGCAAGCAAGTAAGGAAAAAGAGAAAGCTTACAAAGAGGCTGCTAACGCAAAAACTAGAGCGAAGAGAGTCCGAGATAGAGAAAAAGTTTATAAAGATTTTTTTAGAAAATTAGGTCAAAGAGATTTAAAAAACCGTGACTATGAGGCCTTCTTTAGACAAATGGGTACTGAGGAATTGAAGAAATTAGGCTTGGATCCAGACGAAATTCGCATAAAACTTGACCAAATAATGGAATGGAATGACCAACCAAAGGTTGACAATATCAATAAAAAGTGATAGGATAAGATATTATGATTACAGATATTGACTTAAAAAGACTAAACTTGCCTAAGTTAAATGAACAACAGGCAAGACGAGTAACAGCCGCTGAGAAAGCTTGTAGAGAAGCTAAAACAGATTGGGCTAAAAACTATTGGTTTGAAGTTTTTAGAAAACTATGTACGCTATATGGTGCGACAGAATACTTTAGGAGGACTATACACTAATGAATATATTTTATTTAGATAAAGACCCTAAAGTTGCAGCTCAAATGTCCTGTGATAAGCATGTTTCTAAAATGATTGTAGAGAGTTGTCAGATGTTATCGACAGCACACCGTATCTTAGATGGTACAGACTACTATGATAAAACTAAGAATGGTAGAAAGATTAAAAGATGGAAACATCCTAATTCTAACTTAGAACCAGTTTTATACAAAGCGAGCCATGTAAATCACCCTAGTACAAAGTGGGTTATGGATTCTGGTTTTAATTATGTTTGGTTATACAATCATATGTTAGAGTTGAATGAAGAGTTTAAGAAAAGATATGGTCACACACAAGACCATAAGTCTGTAAGATTGTTAGGTAGTATTTTATCTCATACACCAATCAATATAAACTGGAAGAAACAAGGTTATGATGCAACGCCAGCTATGCCAGATTACTGTAAAGTACCAGGTGATAGTGTAGCAAGTTATCGTAAATACTATATAAATGAAAAAAAGAGATTTGCAACCTGGAAGGCACCTGCCGTGCCACCAAGTTGGTACACACAAGGAGTAAAAAATGGCAAACGAATATAATAGAGAAAATATGATTGAAGCTATTGTTGACCACGCAAAAGGTCACATTGCAAAACACAGAATGAATGTTGAAGTATATCTTTCAAATGCAGCTGGTGTCGGTGAACA